ACTTTTAAATATAAGTTAAAGTTACCATTATTATTTATTGCTAAAAATCATGCAAAAGAAATTCTTGAATATCGTTTGGGTAAAGTAACACCACAAGACGAATTAAGTATTGGAGATATTTTTATGCACGGAAAATTTATTGAAAAAATTTAAAAGTGGTATTATTACCACTTTTTTTTATTGAGCGTTATCGTTAATATATGGACGTGACGGAGTCTACTCTTCTATTCTCATAGCACGTCCGAATCATTGACAAAACAAAGATAGAAAATAGATTTTAGATATGCAAGAAAAAAGTGAAAATAAATTTAAATTTATTTTTATAAAAATGTTGTGGGAATGAAAATTATTATTATCTTTGAAGAAACAAATAAACACATAGAAATTATGGCAAAGATTAATTTAGAGAAACACATTTGGGAAGGGTGGACAGTTGGCGATTTTATCAACAACTTGGAACCAATGTTCGATATGATTATGCGTGGTCAATCGTGGAAGAAACCTTTTACTACAAAACAAGAAGTAAAAGAATGGTGTATGGATATGCAAAGTGGTTATAAGAAACATATACCCGATGTAGTTAATTATTTTGTAGCAAAAGCAAAAATAAAATAAAAAAAGATTTGCATAATAGAAATATTATGCTTATCTTTGTTTCATAATCATTAAAACAAAAAGAAATGAAATTAACTACAATTGGAAAAGTCAATCTTGAAAGGGTTGAAGACGGGAACCAAGCATTGATTTGTGAATCAATACCAATAGAAACGGCTGACTCAGACGATGAAAATGGTATGTCTGTTATATTATCGTCTTGGGATGAAGATACAGTCCATACTGATTTGAATTTATTACTTGGTAAAAAAGTGAAAATAACTATTGAAATTATTGATTAAAAATAATTGCAAAAAGATTTGGAATAGTGAAGACTATTCCTTATCTTTGTTTCACAAACAATAAAACACAAAACAATGGAAATTTTATTTTATTTAGTATGTTTAGGTATAGGTTTAGGTATGGGCTATCTTATTGCACAATCAAATAAACCAAAATGTAACCACAAATGGAAACTTATTGAAAAAGGTGAAGTTTGGAGAGGTAATATAAACAACATAAGAGGTTGGGTAAAAGTTTACCAATGTGAACATTGTCTTAAAATGAGAAAAGAACAAGTTGAAATAGATTAAACTATGGCAAAGATAAGTAAAACTACAAAATATGTAATTGCAAGTATTATGTATATTGAATATTATAGTAGAAAACTTTTTAGTAAAATATTTGGATAAGTGAAAACTTATCCATACCTTTGAAGAAGAAAATAAAGAAATAAAGATATTGTAGGAAAAGGTCGATATAAAGAGAAGTCTCTGCTGAACCTCGTAGACTTGGGAATGATACATCATTACATAATTAGTTTCCCTTTTCCGTTGTAGTTTAACACTAATTATGTTTTGATAAACCTTTTATATCGTAATTGATTTTGGGGAATGTTTCATTAGAGGTTGTTGTTGGGAATAGGTGTAAACTTATTCCCAATTTCTTTTTAATACTTTTCGTTCACGTATAGACGCGTTGGAGTCTAGTCTTCTATTCTCATAGCACGTCCTTAGCGACATAACAAAGATAGTAATAATATTGACTTGTGCAACAAAAATATGAAAAAAAATAAAAAAAAATTATTTTCATAAAAGTGTTGTGGGAATCAAATTTATTTATATCTTTGTTCTATTATTAATCTTAAAAAACAAAGTTATGGGTTACACAACTGATTTTATCGGAACGTTCAAATTGAACAAACAATTAACGCCTAAAATGGCGCAATACTTAAAACTATTCAACGAAACTCGTAGAATGGGTAGAAATACTGATGAGGTATTTGGTATTCAAGGTGAATTCTTTGTATTTGGTGGTGGTAGTTTTGGACAAGACCGAGAAGAAAACGTGATTGACTTTAATACACAACCAAGCACACAACCAAGCCTTTGGTGTCAATGGTGTCCTACTGATGACCTTATGGGTATAGAATGGGACGGAGGAGAAAAGTTTTATCATTATACTGATTGGTTAGTTTACCTTATTCACAAAATATTAGCGCCAAACGGATATGTGTTGAATGGTGTTGTTACGTGGCAAGGTGAAGAAACTGGTGATGTAGGGGAAATCATTGTTGAAAACAATAGAGTGTTTGAGCAACCATGGAAAGGTAGTAAAACAGAAATAACCCCACAAAGCGCTACAAAGTATCATTATGGTAATGGTGGTTTTAATTATATAAGTGATTATATGCGAACTGATGTTGTGTTAATATTAGACGGAACTGATGTTGAATTACCAAACACTTTTGGTGGGTTATTAGAAACTAACTAAAAAAATAATTAAAAAAGATTTGGATAATCGAAAGATTATCCTTATCTTTGTTTCACAAACAAATTAAATATAAAACACATGTTAAATAATATAACAAGTTACAATAATCCTCCGAAAATTGGAGATAAAGTTGTTGTCCAAACCCATTTTGAGGGTAAAAAAATATGCGTTGTTGATAGAATTGATAACAAAAAAATCCATTTTAAAAATAAAAGTTTTGGGTTGGAGGTTAATCTTGATAGGGTTTTTAGTTTATTAGAAACATATCGAGGTGCAAAGTTTTTTTACCAATCTTTTAATTAAAAAATTATTTATGTTAGGCAAAATCGTTTATTTAGCAATCCTATTTGGAGGGTTAGCAATGTTTAAAATAGTATGTAATCAATTAGATAAAAGAAAAAACTAAATTGTGTTTGTTTAGTGTTTTGATTGATAGAGAAGTGGCGACATTGTTTGCCACTTTTTTTATGCCGTGTTGATTGACGTTCACATATGGACGTGTCGGAGTCTAGCAACTAGCTGACGTAGTTGCACAACGGAGTCTAGTCTTCTACTCTCGTAGCACGTCCTTGATGACATAACAAAGATAGTAATAATATTCATATATGCAAAATTATTTATATAAAATAGTTGTTTATTTAAAAATTATTCATACCTTTGTTCTAATAAACATTTAAAATTAAAACACAATGGAAACTCACGCACTAATTAGAGATATGGAAATTTTAAAAACCCATATACAAATGACATTTGAAGAAATGTTATATAAACAAGATGAATTTATTATATTTGATGAACTTGATTTAGCAACTGATACACCAGATGATTACCTTGAAATGAGAAATGAAATTAGTGGCAACGTCTTTGATGTTCACCCACTCAAAGTATCAAAAGAGGGAATTGAAGTAGTTGAGGCTGACGGAAGTTTTACAAAGCACACAATTAAAATATGGGATTTGTCAATCGAAGATAGAATAAATTTATTACAATTAATGGAAAATTGTTTGGTAGATTAAAAACTAATTACTATCTTTACAGAAACAAATAAACACTATGAGAAAATTAAACGAGTTTTTAGATTTTAGTGAAAAACTTTATTTAAACCATTATTTTGGTGAATCATTATTGGTATTACATGGAATATCATTTGGTGTTAAAATTGGTAAACAATTAAAACTTAAATGGGGTGATTTTATCAACGAAAAAGGACACGTAAAAGACTTTATCACTATTGATGGGAGAAGAATACCTTTGAGTGCTAAATGTAAGCATAAAACCGTTGTGATATATAGATTATTACAAGATAAAGTTAAATTAAATGATTTTGTTTATACAACAAAAAAGGGTGTTTTATTATCAACTTGTAATTTATCAAAAAATTTAAAAAGACTTGCACAAAAAATATACAATGTTGAATACGATGAATTAACATCATCATCATTGGAAAAAGTGTGGGCGTTATCAATCATTGAACTTAATGGTTATGATAAATCAATCTTTATCTTTTTAAAAGATTATATGGGGAAAAGAACCACAAACGAATTAATTGATTTTGTTGGTGTAAAACCCAAAGAAAAAAACCTTATACGTTTTGATTTAATTGATGAAATTTATTAAAAATAACCAATAAATTTGGTGGTTTCGTTTTTTATTACTATCTTTGAAGAAACAAATAAACACAAACACAATGAGAACAATTACTGAAAAAGCAATCGAAAAGTTTTTAAACGCTGAAACTTTTAAAAGTGGCAACACAAGTGTAGAAGAAACGGCAACTACAAAGGAAAGGTTAAATGGTTTACCTAACGTGCATATAAAACAAATCAAAGGTAAATGGTTTCTGAATGATGTTGAATGGGACGGAAAATTAATTGATGTAAATAACTAAATGGTAAACGGCAACCGATGTACAGAAATCTGTACATTGGTCGCCCCACACCACCCTAATAACAAATTATTATGAGTTATCAAATAAAAAGAGAATGCTGGAATGAAAAAACCTATAATGGTTACACCGACAACCCATATTGGCGAATAGACTTTAGAGGTTTATCTTTTGGTTTAACTGACAATGGCGAACTATGGTCAATAGGGAATTTAAAAATAACACCCACCAATATTGATGATATAAGAAATATCATAAGCGAATGTAAATTATCTATAACAATATAGACAATCAAATAAGACTATGACAATAGTCTTATTTCTTTTTTACCACTATTATATCCACACCACAACCATATAAACCCCATACTTAATCCAGCATAGAACCATACAACGCAATGTAGTATGCGTAGTAGTAAACTACTCACACCAAAAGTCAAAGCATAACGCTTGAATTTTGACAACACAAAGATAGTAAATTATTATAGAATAACCAAATAAAATAGCATAAAAAAAAATTAAATTATTTTTAAAAAAAACTTGCATATTAAAAAATAAAACCCAGGTCGGAGTCTACTCTTCCATTCCCACGGCACGTACCTTAATTGTACACTACAAATATAGGAAGGATAAATTTAATATGCAAGCAAAAGTTATTAACAATTCAATTTTTTTTATTGTTAATAACTTTGAGTGAATTATTTTTAATTTTTTGTTGCAATAGTCAATTTAATGTGTAACTTTGTCAAAGTTATTAATCATTAAAACTTTTAAATTATGAAAACTCAAACACAACAAAACAATTTACTTGCTATCGGTAAAACTATTAAAGGAACAACTTTTGTAGGCACAACTTATAGAAACGCACAAGGCGAATTAAGTAAACAACTAATTGTTTCGGGGATTAGTTACGAAAATTGTTTAATGAATGATTTTAATTCATTACAAGCAAATCAAAGTACTATCTTTGAAAAACTTGAAAAAGATTATAGTATTGAATTAATTACACAAGCCTATAATAATCTTTATTCAAGCCTTGAAAAACGACTTTCAACACCCGAAACGAAAGCAAAGTTGTTAGCCGAAAAAGATAGCACAATAGTACGTTCACAAGCACAAATTGACGCTTATGTTCACCTTGCCAAAGGTATTAAAAAACATATCGAAACAAACGAAATTCACGTTTTCGGTTTAGTGGTTAAAAAACGTATAATTGAGCCTATTGAATACAAACCTACTAAAAGTAAGGAATTGACAATAGTACAAAACAAAATAAAAAAACTTTGCGATTTTAAGCAAAGTAAATATAAAACTTTTGTTTTCCAACAAGGCGAATTTAAAATGCAAGGTTTAACCTTGTAACAAAAAAATTAAGGTATGCAAATTTGCATACCTTTTTTTTTGCTTTATATCTTTATTTATAATCATTCTAAATAACAAAATAGCCGTTTTTATACGTTTTAAGCCGTTTTTATGTTATTAGGTATATCAATATATTACTTTTAGATTAAAGTTGTTTAAATAGGCTAAAAACAGCCTAAAACAGCCATACCCAGCCCTCCCTCCATACAGCCCTCCCCGTAACCCCCCTCCCGTTACGTCCCCCCGTATGCGACCATATGGTACCCATGATGATATTCGTGAAATTTTTTTTGGGAAAATTTTTTCATTTCATTTTTTAGGTCTTCGTGAAATTTTTTTTGGGAAAATTTTTTCATTTCATTTTTTAGACCCCTATTATAAAAAAATTTTTTTCTAGGAAATTTCCAAATAAAAAAAGAGGACCCCCTATTTTAAAAAATTTTTTTCTAGGAAAAAATGGCGGCAAAAAGTTGACCTATGGATTTTGGTTAAAATTATAATCGTATAATATTTTCACATAGTTAAGAAAATCTGTTTCTGTCAATTCATTTTTCATAGTGTTAACGATTGACACAGTTAGGGCGACATTATCTTTTGTGTATCCTTTTTTAGAATCGATTCTATCTATGGACATGCTATTAATATTCATCTTTGTATTTTCCGACCCAATGGAAGTTGTGTCTAGTGGTTGACCGCTATATTTGCATTTATAATCTTGTTCTATTAGGAGTTTATTTATAAATTCTTCATCTATATCGAATTCCAATTTTTTTATTTTGGCTCTATGTTTTGCGGATAGGATTCTACATTTTATAACATTGTTTTTGGCCCATTTATGTTGTCTTAGTAGGTATTTCTTTTTATCCACATCTGATAGGTTACTATATTTTTCTGAAGATTCTTTTGACAAGCATTCTTTGCATCTTTTTTTATTTCTTGCATAGAATTTTGTTATATCTGTTTCACCACATATTGCGCAGCTGCAAAATAATTTTGTAGCTCCTTTCAATATTTTATTTAGCGTATGTGTTGTGATATTATATTTTTCCATCAAATCTTTTTTAAGCAGATTTGTGTTTATGAATTCATCAATAATTGTTTGTTTGAATTTTTCATTGATAAATCTTTTATTTTTTGCATCGAATAATGGTTCCATAATATAACTTTTTAATAATATTATATCGTCATATAAACTAAGTCAATATTTATAAATAAAAAAAAAACACAATGAAAAAACTTGTAAAAAGAAAAATTACTGTGTAGTTTTGATAAAAACATTTGTATGGAATTTAAGATTAAAGAATACGATTTAAGATTTATCGTTGACAAAGATGTTGTTTTAAGACATGATACAAACGTATCATTAACTCCTACCCCACCTACAAGCAGAGAAGATTTTTATTGGATTGATTCAATCACTGATGACGCTTTGGGATTTATGTATGGTTTATATGGCATTGATGGAAGACGACATGCTGGTGATTTATTTCCTTTGTTGCCAATCATTGTTTCAAATGATTTATTAAACAACAATGATTTGTTTTATGTTAACGGTGTTATACATGAGGTTAACGGATTATATATGGATGAGGGTGAGCAGTGGAAAGTTATTGATGAGAACGGTGGTTATTTTTATGAGCATGAAGTTTTCAAAGTTATTGCAACACCAGACCAAATTGGTTGGGTTTATAATGAGGGTCCGCCACACGACCACAATTATAATTGGGTTGACTCTAGATTTTTGGAAACGGTTCATAACAAATTATTTGTTAACTGTGTTAAGGATAATTTAAAGATTACCATTGTTGTTGATGAGGAATGTTCAACTGGTGGTGATGATGAATGTAGGGGTGAATTAAGTTTGGTTCCACATTTGCATGATGGCAAAGTAATTATTGATGGATATGGATTATTAAAAAATTCTTCATCAGTATTTGTTTATTAGAAAAAAGTTTTTTACATTTGCGCCATAATATAAATTATCATGGAAAAAAATAATGATTTCACTTCGGTATTGATATCTGAAAAATTGTCGCCTCATATTTCATCATTGGTAGACATATACAAACAAGACAAAGTTAAAGCTAGGGTTATTCACGCTGAGAGGAAGAATACCGTATCTTATTCAAATGATTTTGTATATTCATTTGAATATAAGAACAAAGATTTTAGGGTTGTTAATTTTAACGAAAATATATACTTTACCAAAAAAGGTGTAATGTATAGAAGAAAATCTTCGCCATATATTATCATATACAAACACGCTGCCAAATCTTTTTATTTAAAAAGGAGTGGTAGAATAAAACCTATGTTGGTAGGTGAGTTGTTTCAGTATTTAAGTAACGCTAATTTGTATAATTACATACTGAATAAATTTGGTTGGGTTCGTAATTTATATGATGTTGATGATTGCAGACATTTAACGTTGGGTACTATAATGAAGAAAAAATTGTTTAATCGTGAAAAGATTATAAAACATGTATATGGTGTTAATCACAATGTTGCAAAAGTATTATCAGAAGCTAGAAATACAGATAACAACATTTCGTTTATTTGGAAGCAGTATAAACATCTGTTAATAAATTTGGATTCATTAACGCCAACTTTTTTCAAGAACAATATGGATATTTTGCATGACATGTTTCGTTATGCTGAAATGTTTGGTGAAACAATAAATGTTAAATGGAAAAGAAAGCGATTGGTTGAGGAGCATGATAAAATGTATCGAAGATATGTTGATATCATATTGGAGTTTGAACCTTTGACTGAATTAAAGATAAGACAAGTTTATAAAGATTTTCAAGCGTTTACAAACTTTGAGATGTTAACTACGAACCACCAACTTATTGAGGAAGGCAAGAAGCAAAACCATTGTGTTGGTACTTATGTTGGTCAAGTTAATTCTGGTTCGTGTGCAATTTTTAGAATTGGTGAATATACGATGGAAGTTAGATTTGAAAAGCGTGCTGAATGGGATAATACATTAAATAAATTTATACCACAAAATAAGAAGTTGCATTTGAATCAACTTAGAGGGTATAGAAATAAAAACGCACCAGAAGAGTTGCAAACGGTTGTCGAGCAAGCGGTGAATGATTTTAATAATACATTTGATTTAACAAAGTATGAAAACGAACAAGCATTCGTATCGTATAGTTTTAATCAAGATGATGATTTACCATTTTAAAAAATAAAAGGAGGGTTTATAGCCCTCCTTTTTGTTTTCTTGCTAATATTTTAGCTTTTTTGGCAGCACGTTCAGCGTCCATTCTAGCTTTACGTTCTTCTCCAGTTTCTTTAGATGGGTCAACCAAACTTCTTTCAGTTCTTCCAACACCTAATGCTTGTAAATATTTATCTATATCTGTTTCACCAGAGTCAAAGAATTTATCTATTTCTCTTTTAGATGGCTCATCACCAGTTAATTCTTTGTATTTCATTCTAAAATTATGATTTTTTAGAGTGTTAGCATTTTGGTTTTTAAATTTTTCAGTACTTGTCGCATCACCGAATGTTGTATAAGCGTCAAATTTACCATTATTCTTTATAACAAAATATAAAATATCATCACCATAATTTAAAAGACATTTTAAAGCACCATCAGATGCTGGTGAACCAGGTTTAATATATCTTACATCTTCTTCAGTTTGTGGGTCTTGAGAATTTATAAAGTTTAATATTTGTGGATTGTTAAATGCTTCTTTATTAACTGAACCTAAACTTTCTTTAACAGCTGAAAAGTATTCTATATTAGCTGTCATATCTTCTTCAGTTGATTGAACGTCACGTCTAGTTATAGCTACACTAGTTCTAGGACCATCAACACCGTGTTCTATACCTCTACCAGCAGCAATAGTTATTTCCATATAAGAACCAGTAACTTTAGTTATACCAATATTTTTTTCTCTAACTCTAGCTGACGCTATCATATTACCTACTCTAACATAACCATTTGGGTGAACTACGTATGTATAGATATATTGACCATCTTCTGGTTCGTTAAAATATTGTTTTAGGTCATCATTTTTAGATGAGTGTGGACCAAACATTTCGTATGCTTTAGAAATTTTAAACATTGTTCTAAACACATCAGCGTCATCTGAGTCAAATCGACTTTTTGCTTCTAACATGTTTCTTAACGATTCTTTTATTAATTTTTTAATATCTGTCATTGGTGTTTTTATTTTATAAATATACAAAAGTTAGTATAAATGTTTGATTTATTAAATTTATGAAGTATATTTGATTAAAAGTAAAAATATGCATATAAATTGTATTATAGATTGGGAAAGGTATCATGAATTAAAAGGTACTAAACTTGTAGATTTAAAAAACGCTAAATTAAAGACAGCTGAAGAATACATGGAAGATTTTAAATTATTTCAAGACCAATATACCATAATGTTTTTCTGCGACCCAGAAATAAAAGAATCTTTTTATTTACATGAATATGAAAAATGGTATATAATAAATGGAAAGAAATATGATTCTAATTCACTTAATTTTAGAGAAAATTGGGAGTTGCTTATGTATGCTGTTGAACGTATAGAGGGTATGGGTTATTTTAGCACTATTGAAAAGTTCAAAGATTTGAACATACATAGAATGTGGTTCAATTCATCAGAAACTTTTGAAGAGTTTGCTGCTGGAGCAAGGGGTAGTACTAAAAAAGAAGCAATATATGAGGCTGTGCTAGATTTTTGTAAAGTTTATATCGATTTATACAAAGATAAAATATTAGAAAATGGTGGAAAATTATAAGATAACCGAAGAAAACGCATCTGGTAATTGTCCAGAGTGTGGTCATTCATGGGATAAAGGTGATGTTATGGAGTATTTAAAATCTTCATTCCATAAGGTAAGTGATGAAGATTTATTAAAAAAGGCTAAAAGAGATTATAATTGGACACCAGAGAGTCCAAGAAGGTTCAGTCATTTGATTTATATTGAACCTTCAGATGGTGATTATGATTTCACTGGTCAGAATGGATATTACCAATGTCCTAATTGCAACGTTGCATGGGATGACATTGATGGGACTAGAACTGAAAAGTTTAAACAAAGGCTTGTTAAGCATGATGAAATGACCAAGTTGATTGAAAAATTAAGAAAAAAATAGTTTAACCTTTAATTATTTTTTAGGAGGCCTTTTGGTTGTACTTTTTGGTTTTAACACAGCAGCTATTTTTGCTTTTGGGTGAACTTTCTTTTTACCATCAGTTGTTTTCTTTTTCTTAGGTTTTTTCTTATAGGTTTTAACTTCAAAGATACGTTCTTTAAAGGGTTTCAATTTTATGTTGTAAGGTTCTTTTTCCAGCAGACTGATATCTAACGTCCATTCATGTTTAGAACGTTCTTTATGGACCTCAAATGACTCTAATATATGTTTCTGAATTGCTTCAATTGACCAGTTATTGACTTTGGCCAATTGGACGTAGCATACTTTTTCAGACCCCATGGCGATTGCTCTACCTATGTGTTTGGTCATGTGGCAGAAGGGGCATAGTGATATAAGTCCAACTAATTTTTGGATATGGTTTTCATCATCATATTCCCAAATTTCGTGACATTCAACGTTATGTTTTTTACCTTGGTTTTTGCCAGTGTCGCCACAGATTTCACATTTATTGTTAGCAGCAGCGTAAGATATTTTTCTTATTTTGTCCCATTCTTCTGTTTTAACAGTTGTTCTAACGTTTGAGTAATGACACGTTGTTGGGATAAGTTCGACCAATAATTGTTTTTTTGATTTTGCCATAATAAAAAATAATGTTTTTAAAAAAAATGTAAATAAAATTGTTTTATTAAAAAATATTATTACATTTGTAAAAAAAAAAGTTATGAAAAAAATATTTTATTTATTTTTAGTTTTACTTTTATTTTCTTGTGAAAAAGAAAGTAAATTTGCTAGTGACACATATAAAAATAATTTCATACTAGAAAAAGATTCAAAAAGTATATCTAGGTGGGGAAAGTTTTTAGTTATTGGTGGCACTATGTTTATAAATAATCATGAAACTGGTGAGATGATTAAGTTTAGTCACTTTGATAGTTTAAAAACGGTGTCTAGTTTAAGATGGGGTGGCCCCTACTTCGACATTGAGACTATTGAAAAAGACAAGACGACTTATTCATTTTACAAACCGATTAATTACCCAGGGAATGGTCGTTTAATTATAAACGATGACAGTACAAAACATTACATGGTTAATTATATGGGGATGAACACCACAATTATTGAGGACCCAATTCATGGTATGACTGAACAATTACTTGGCGGTAGTTCTAGACCTTATACGTTATATGTTATAGATTATGAAAATAAAATATTAGGTTTACGTATCAATCAAATTGAGTGCAGCATTGATGGGTATAACTGTAATACTTGGAATGAAATAAAATTAAAAAAGATTGAGGAGTGGTAATTATAAGTTTAAGTATTGTTTAACTGATTGTTTAGCGATTTCGTCACGACAATAAAATACTAGTTTAAGAATAGATAACAAGTTATTCCTTAATTTAATATGCGATTTTTCATCACTTAAAAAATAAATGCTACCGTTATCTAAAACTATCGCTCTTTTAAAACGTGTCTTATCTTTTATTCTCATAATAGGGTAGTTACGTTTTAAAAAATTAATAATTAGTTTGTATTCGGTATCATGCATTTTTAAAAAATATTATGGTCACCTATGTGGTTATCCCATTCATCAATAATAACAATATCTAAAACTTCATTTTCCATATAAATAAATATGATACTTAAATAAAAGATTATGCAAAAGTTTAATAATTATGTTTTTTTAAGTTTATGTGAGATAACATATAAACTATATAAGAAGTCTCATTATATGACTTATGTTAATTATTGCAAGACGTTTAACGTTTCTATCAAAACAAATAACTTAGATAAAAAAGAAACTGAACATTTGATTAAAATATTTGATTACATAGGCAAAATATATGGGTTTTCAGATGCTGAGAGTTTTGATTATTTAACAAAGTTTTTTAATTTGGATAATTTGATTGATTTTCAGAAGTGTGTTGAAGCTGATATAATCGCTAATGGTGACATATTTGATTAAGCATAGTAAGGTTTTACTTTGATTAATCCTTTTTTGTAGTTTTCTTTTTTGTCTTTTAAATATTGTTTTACAATTTCTAAAACATATTCATTGTGTAACGGTGGACAAAAGACAATTCTAGTCAAGTCCATCAATTTATTTATTGCGGTTTGCTCTGACCTTTTTTGACCGCAGACATAGATGTAAATAGCTGGGTGTGAATCTGGAAATTCTTTATCTAAAAAACTTAATATAATTGTTTTATCTGTCATTGATTTTTTGAATTATATGTTGTATATTTATAACTATAACAAAAAATAAAATTTAAGTAAATGGCAATAGACGTTACAAACAACAATTTTGAAGATGTTTTAAAAGATAAAAACATCACAGTATTAGACTTTTGGGCCCCATGGTGTGGACCTTGTAAAATGCTGCTTCCAGTGATTGATTCTTTATCTGAATCTAACAAAGATAATAACGTTACTATCGGTAAGGTTAATGTCGATGAAAACATTGATATAGCACAAAAATATTCAATTAGGGGTGTACCAACTGTTATTTTTATGGACAACAAGGGTGAGGAGCTAAATCGAGTTGTGGGTTATAAAGATGAGAAAAGTTTTCAAGAAATAATCAACCAATTATTAAACTAAAAAAAGGCCCCACAAGGGGCTTTTTTATTTTAATTAAGATATTTATAGATATGAAAAAGAAAATTTTAATAACAGAATCTCAATGGAAAACTCTTAAACAAAATTTATATGAGGCTAACGCTCATGCGCATATGGTTAAGACGTTAAAAGAGTTTTTAGACAATTATTATGAGCGAGTTGATACATACGTTAGAGAGGGTGGAGAATACTTTGATAAAATCATGATAAAGAACAAAATTGATGAAGAGTTAATGTCTGTAAAATCATTGTATGAGTATATGAATTATAAGTTTGACGTTAATGAAGAATTTATAAAACAAGTGATTAGAGATTGGGTGTCTGGTAATATTAACGATAATTATCAATTAACTAAAAACGTATCATTATAATGAGATGAACCTTAAATCTAAAATAAAGAAAATACTTAGAGAAAACTATGGAAATTTCACTACGAAATTAGAAACTGAGTATGAATATAAGTTAACTGAAAATCTAATTAACAACAGTAAAAAGATTGAATGGTTGACTTATAACCAAGTTATTTTAGAGATTAAAAACTCATTAAATGATATGATTAAAGTAAAAGAATTGCAATACAAACTCACAGATAATCTAGACCCTAACGCTGTTTGTATTGAAGTAATTGAGTCATTAAATTTTTTAAATCCAGAGCTAGAAAGGCTATATTATAAGATTAAAAATTTTTAATTTTATATCCAAAATTCTATAGCTAAACCTAATGATTTTGATATTTATTAGTAAATAACTTTTATTAATAAAATTAGCGATGACAACAAAAAAACATTTATTAAATCAGTCAAACAAGAAAAATCGTACATTTTTAGATAAAGCTTATAACACATACATTAGTAATATTTTAGATACAATTGATGAGGATAAGGCTGGCAGATGGGAGATATATGAATTGATTATCGAAGAGATTAAAAAAGACACAAAAAGGGACTATATAAACGAGGTAAAATATCGTTTTAGTGATGGTGAAAACCACAACGAAGTCATGTTAGAAATCATAAATAGAGAAAGCGAAAACATCAACGATTTGGTTTGGTTCTTGAAAAAGAGAATTGAAGAATTTATTGATGAAGATTATTTTAACGAATTTCTAAAATAGGATTGATAAAATCATTTGTTTTTAGTATATTTGATTAAAATAATTTTATATGGAACAAATTAACGTTAAAGATAGATTAACTTTTTTAGCTGAAATGTTTGATGTTTTTGAATGTGACTCTAAAGAAAATCAAACAAACGTAACTAACAAATTAGAACAGTTGGTTAAAGATGGTTACACACCAAATTTGATTAAATCAAGTTTTGGTGAAGTGATTGGTATTTTATCTGAAAAAATTAATGAAAAAGAACGTAAATTAAAAACTGTTAGCGTTTGTTCGTCAGTGTTTTCAGATATGATTAGTGCTGACCCAACAGACAATAAAATCTACTTGCAATGGATGTTAAATTTATTTACTAGATTAATCAAAGATGAGAAACCATCTAGTATTGACATTGCTGTTAGATTGGTTATGGAAGATTTACCACAAGCAAATAAATACTTAACCGTATTTGAAGATAATAAAAGGAAACGAAAATTTAAAGAATTGTGTAACGGTAGTTACATTTTAAAAGACGTTAAAGACCCAACGGATATTAACCAATATAAGTCTTTATCACAATTGTTTGATGCTGTTGACCCTTTTATTGAAAAGACTGCAAGTGCGTTAGAAAGAACGCTTTTAAAGTTTGTCGAAATAGGTCAAGCCGAAATTCCAGTAAGGGATAGAAAGTTCACGTTGTTTATTCCTAAAACAACTGAAGCTAACGTTGCTTTTGATGATTTTGCTAACTGGTGTACAGCTAGGAAAGGTAATGGTATGTTTAAAAACTATACTGAAAATTATAAAAAACCTAACGGTGATAAATCTAATATTTATATTATAGTACCAAACGAATTCTTTGAAGGTAAAACTAGTGATGTGTTTCAAATTCATTTTGAGACTAATCAGTTAAAGGATAGACATAATGGTCAAAATGTAAGTATTTTTGAGAAAGTATTAATGGAAAGTGAAGGTATTACTAATTTCTTTTATGAGGAATTGATTGGTATGGCCAAGTCGCATAAGAAAGGTATTGAGAACAATGTTTATTTAGATTATTTAATTAAATTTGGTTTTGCTGAAAGTCTTTTTGAGTTGATAGAAGACACAACGCCAACGATAAGATTTATGACTAGAGAAATACCTAAGTTGCCAGATATTAGTAAGTTTAAAACGTTAGACCAATTAATTATCTGTAACGCTAAAATGGTTGAGCTGCATCCGTCTATTGGTAATTTAAATAAATTAGAAATGCTTGTATTAACTGAAAATAAAATTAAGTCGTTACCAAAAGAGATTGGTAACTTAAAGAATTTACAGTTTTTAAATATTATTGGAAATCCGATAGTGGAGATTCCAGACGAAATTAAATATTTAGACAAATCGAATGGTGGGTCTTTATATAGAATAGGTGTAAAAGAAGATGACATAGGGTCTGAAAACTTCAAAAAATTAAAGAGGTTGTTACCAACAACTTTAATTTAAAAATAAGGGGGCCTATGAGCCCCTTTTTTATTTAAAAAAAATGTTATGAAATGGATTAGAAACGGAAAAACTATTGATGAACCAATAGTAGATTATTTAGAAAAATTATTACAAGAAGAATTAGACAAAGGTTATACATTAAAAGTATCTATTGGAACTGACTCTCAAAAGGTAAGTAAAGGTGAATATAAATTTGCTACAGTAATATTAATTAGCACCTCTGAAGATTTAGGTGGTGTTGTTGTTGGTCGTGGTGGTATGATTATATCAACTACTTTCTTTAATACATTTAAAAATACTGATAAAGAATTAGTTAATGAACGTATGGTGTTTGAGGTTGGAAAATCTATTGAGATAGCTTATGAATTAGCACCATTGTTAGATTTGTATGAAATACCATTAGAAATCCACGCTGACATAAACCCAGACCCAGCTCATGATTCTAACAAAGCTTTACAACAAGCTGTTGGTTATATATTAGGTATGGGTTATGAATTTAAAATAAAACCAGATGCATGGGCAGCTTCAACAGCTGCTGATAAAAAATGTTGATTTTTTAAAATATTATTATTATTTTTATAAAAAAAAATATATGGGTAGATATAGTTTAAGATTAATAAATGGTGAAATAATCCATACAATTACAGCAGAATCTATGGATGATGCTATTGAAAAATTTTGTTTCAAAAAGAAGTTTGATAGAGAGTCTTTATTAGATTTATTTATTGTAATAAAAGAAATTTAATTTTTTAGTAACTTTTTAAAAAAGTGATATATTTATTAAATACAAATAAGATTTAATTAAACCTTAAAAATATGTCAAACGGTAAAAAAATTGTTACTATTAAAGAATCTAAATTAATAGATTTGATAGATAATATTGTTAATGAAGCGGTTGCTATCAAAAAACAAGAATGGATTCAAGAAAACGTTAAAGTTAATGACGATAAAACTGCTATTTTAGAAAGTAAAATTGCTAAATTAGAAGCTAAGTTCAAAGCTTTGACTGAAAACAAGAAATAATATCTATCGTTTAGTTAAAAAATTAAAATAGGTTGGGGACTACTCCAACCTTTTTTGTTTATAGTCATTCAATCTTCTAAGATAAGATTCAAACCCAGTATCACCAGACATAAACCATTCTAACTCTTTTGCTCTAAACGCAGCGTCTTTAAGTGTCGCTACCAGTGATTTTATTTCTGTTAAGATTTCTTCTTTTTGTTCTAGTGTTGCACCTTCAAAATAATCAGCTTCTCTCATTGGTATTTCATAACCAGTTCTTTCAACTGACCAATCTTGGGTCATGAATTTACCATCATTTTCAAATTCTCTATCTATTTCTTCAGCTAAATCATCGATAGTATGGTACTTATATTGATAATGTCCTCCACTCATATTTTTTTTTCTTAAAATTACAAATATTTATTAATAAAAACAATGTTTTATGCAACAAATTATTGAAAAGTTACAAAGAGAAACCACACCACTAACATCAGTCGTTGAAAGAGATGAATTTATAGCCGCTAGCGAAACAGCGTTTGATTGTTTATTTGATGGTACTTCAACATTTTATCCATGGAAGCTACCGACTAAACTGCCTAAGAATTTTAAAATAGGTGTAATCGTAGGTTCTAGCGGTTCTGGTAAATCAACAATATTAAAAAATTTTGGGATTGAGGAATCACCTATATGGGATAACAATAAATCAATCATTTCACACTTTGATTCACCAGAAGATGGAATCAACAGATTAGGTTCTGTAGGTTTCAATTCTATACCTTCATGGTATAAACCTTACAATGTATTATCCAACGGTGAGAAATTTAGGGCTGATTTAGCACGTAAGATTAAATCAAATGCTGTGATTGATGAGTACACCTCAGTCGTTGATAGAAATGTCGCTAGAGCGGCCTCTGTTGCGTTATCTAGATATGTTAAGAATAATGATGTTGCAAACATTGTAATATCCACTTGTCATATGGATGTCGTTGAGTGGTTGGAACCAGATTGGGTTATCAATACGGACACTGGTGAATTAGTGGACGGTTTTTTTTTGTCCGCCCAGAAATCAATATCAAAATATATCGCACAACAAATGATGGTTGGGGAATGTTTAAAGACCATCACTATTTAGATTCAAGCATAAATAAAGCGTCTAGATGTTATGTTGCAGTGTGGGAAGATACTGTTATTGGTTTTTTATCGTCAATAACTATGCCTAGTGGTACATTAAAAAACGCATGGAGGGGTCATAGAGTTGTTGTGCTGCCAGATTTTCAAGGAATGGGTATAGGTGTTAGATTTATTGAAGCAGTCGCTCAAATACACTTAGATGAAGGTCATAGATTTTTTAGTAGGAGTTCACACCCTAAGATGTATGATTACATGATTAAATCTAAAAGATGGAAACCAACATCTAAAAATAAAAAATTAAGGACTGACGTAACGCATGATAAATTATTCAATAATCATTATGTTGATAATAAAAGGATTTGTGGAAGTTTTGAATATATTGGTGAAATAAAAAAGGAGGTCTAAAACCTCCTTTTCTTATTTAGTGTAATTAATATCTGGTGATTGTGGTGTTGGTGCATTCAACGGAACCAATGTATCATTCATCACAGTTATTTTCTTATATGAATCGTTAGCGTATTTTGCTGCTAATCTATCTTGTTCTGCTTTAATCTCTGCTGGTTTTAAAACGTGGTCATAAGGTACCAAGCATGTATTTCTTATATTTTGAGAGTTTTGTTTAGAATATTCTAAACTACCAGCGTCATCGTATACGTATTTGTACATAATTTCAGTATCTGCTTTATTGCATGATACAGCACCAGCAGCTAAAGAACAAACAACAACCACATTACGTAAAGCTTCTTTAAAACCTTCATTTAGTTCACCAACTTTTTCTTTGCTACATGTAATTGGTTCGCCAGCCATATAAACTTGTGTGTCAGATGGTAACCCTAATCTTTGTAGTTCTGCTTGAATTTGTTGTTGAACTTGTTGGTTTTCTAAATTTTCTCTAAGTAATTTTTTAACCAAACTTTTTGATTCATTTGTTTTTTCTTTTTTACCCCAATACTTTTTAGCTTCTTTTTCCATTTTTTCTATTCTATTATAATAATCTGGAAATTCAGATACATGGTCTTCAGCAATTTCAGTTTGTTTTTCTTCATCGTCTGTATGTTCAGACTCAATCTTTTTTCCTTTTTTTATTTGGTCTTTAACCATTTTTGTTGTAACACCAAATTTATCTGCAATATCTTTTGGTGACATATTATCAGCCTTACCCCCTTTTAATTTGTTTGATTCGTTAAGATTTTTTAATTTTCTTTTTTCCATAATTTTTCTTATTAAAGAAACTGTTAATAAAAATACAGTCCCACCTGGTAACATAAACACAGCACCATAACCTAAACTTTTAAGAAGAGTTTTTAGGTCATCCCCCATTTTCTTCCTTTGTTCTTTTGTTAAGTTTTCACCAGTTTTTACCGCTTTTACTATTGTTTTAAATGCGTCTGATGTGTTTACTGCGTTATCTTTGATTGAATCTTTTATAGCAACTATACCATCAAACATTTTTTTACGACCTATAGTAACCAAGCTTTCATCTAATTCTTTTTGCTCTGATTTAACATTGATAGCTAACGCTGCTAAATAATCATTAACATCACCAGTCGTACAACCTACTGGTTTTGCATTTTTTTTAGCACCTTTTTTATATACACATTTACCTCTTGCTTCGTATGGCATAATTTTATTGATACACTTCTGGGTGTAGTCTACCCCATTTTCTTATTATAACACCAGCGACAGCGTTAGCTTCATTTTCGATATCACTACCATCAGCACCATCCATCTCTGGGTTTGTTATTCTACCTTCTAAATTTTGTTTATGGTGAACTAATTCATGAGCAATTGAGCGACAAATATCTATGATTGCTCTATCTTTAACATATATTTTAACACGATTATCACCATTATTGTAATACGCTGTTGTTCTTAAATCTGGTGTTCTTTCAAACGCTAATTCAATTTTAATGTCATCATCAATATCTAATTGTTCTTTAGCAAAATTTACGAAATCAGCAACATCTCTAACATCAGTTTCATCTTTTGTTAAAAGTCTTTCTCTTAATAATTGTTTAATTGTTGGTTTCATACATATAAATATAAAAAAACCCACAAAAAAATTGTGGGTTTTAATTATTATTTAGTTTTTTTGGTTTTTCCTTTCTTTATTATTAGTTCTTCTTTCTTCTCATTGTATGAAACTTCTATTGTTTCACCTTCTTTAAAGTTTTCATTTAAAATTTCATCAGCCACTGGGTCTTCAACATAGTGTTGGATAGCTCTAGCTAACGGTCTAGCACCATATGCTTCATCGTAACCTTGTCTACCTAAAAATTCTATTGCTTCATTAGTTATGGTTAAATTATAACCCATTTCGTTTACTCTTTTTTCTAAATTATTTATCTCTAAATAAATAATTTTATGAATATCATCTTGTTGTAAACCTCTAAAAATAATTGCTTCATCAATACGATTTAAGAATTCTGGTTTGAATTTCTTTTTAAGTGCTTTTTCGATAATTGAGCGAGCCTTATTTTCTTCACCAACAATTGACGCAGCAGTTTCAAAACCCATTGTTTTACCAAATGAATTAACTTCTTTTACACCAATGTTTGAAGTCATAATAATCAATGCATTTTTGAAATTAACTTTACGACCTAAACCATCAGTTAAATGACCTTCATCTAATAATTGTAACATTAAGTTGAATACATCTTCGTGAGCTTTTTCAATCTCATCAAATAAAATAACACAATGTGGTTTTCTTCTAACTTTTTCAGTTAACTGACCACCTTGGTCATAACCTACGTAGCCTGGAGGTGGACCAACAAGTCTAGATACTGAATGTTTCTCCATGTATTCAGACATGTCAATTCTAATCAACGATTCTGGGTCACCGTAAACGTGTTCAGCCAATAATTTAGCCAAAAGAGTTTTACCAACACCAGTCGGACCTAAGAAGATAAATGAACCAACTGGTTTATTTTTATCTTTGATACCAATACGGTTACGTTTGATGGCTTTGATTACTTTTACAACTGCATCATCTTGACCGATTACTTTACCCATCAACTCTTTATCCAAGTTCATTAATCGTTTACCTTCTTGAGTTGATATCTTAGTCAATGGAATACCAGTCATCATAGATACAACTTCAGAAATAATATCAACACCTACTTCAGTAACTTTTTTATCTAAAGTTGATTGCCATTCAGTCATAGCTTTTTCTAATTCTTCATCAACTTTTCTTTCACCATCTCTAAGTTTAGCAGCGTCTTCATATCTTTGAGCTTTAACTACTTCGATTTTTTGTTCGTTAATTTCTTTCTTTTTAGCTTCTAATTCTTTGATGTTGTCTGGTTTTTCGATACCAACATTTGTTGTTGCACCAGCTTCATCTAACACGTCAATAGCTTTATCTGGCATACTTCTATCCATGATGTATCTAGCAGATAGTTTAACACATTCTTCGATAGCTTCGTCAGTATATTTTACTCTATGGTGTTTTTCGTATTTTTCTTTAATGTTTGTCAAGATAATTTTAGTTTCTTCCAATGATGGTTCTTCAACCAATACTTGTTGGAAACGTCTTGTCAAAGCACCATCTTTTTCGATGTTTTCACGGTATTCATCCAACGTAGTAGCACCAATTACTTGCAGTTCTCCACGTGCTAACGCTGGTTTAAAGATATTTGATGCGTCTAATGAACCAGAAGCATTACCAGCACCAATAATTGTATGTAACTCGTCAATAAACAATACTACATCTGGGTTTGCTTTACATTCTTCTAAGATAGCTTTCATTCTTTCTTCAAATTGTCCACGGTATTTTGTACCAGCAACAATTGACGCTAAATCTAAACTGTAAATCTTTTTGTTGATAAGGGTTCTTGGTGCGTTACCATCTTTGATAAGTTGTGCTAACCCTTCAACTATTGATGTTTTACCAACGCCTGGTTCTCCAATCAATACTGGGTTGTTTTTCTTTCTTCTAGAAAGAATTTGTGAAACACGTTTGATTTCATTTTCACGACCAACAACTGGGTCAATCTCACCTTTCTCAACAGCTTTTGATACGTCTCTACAGAAGTTATCCAATACTGGAGTTTTAGATTTGGTTTCAGAAACTTTTGCTTTCTTTTTAAAACTTTCTGTTTCCTCATTATCATCATCAATAGAACTGTTAGTAAATTTATCACCAGATGGTGATTCTAATTTAACAATTCGTCTAAAGTCATAATAGTTTAACCCAATCTTTCCTAAGAACTCAGAAATGTTATTTTTATTATTTAACATGACTAACAATATATGTTGTGTATCAATCATGTTATGATTTAACTCTTCACATTGTTTTTCTAAATCTTTTATTAACGTTTTAGTTTCATCTGAAAAAGGTAACGTTTTTCTAGTGCTAGTATAGCCTCTAGGGGTTAAATCATTTTTTCTAATAAAATCAGAAAACTTGTCATACAAATCTAAAACATCTATTTTGAAATGTTCCTTCAATATTTTTGTACACGTATTATCATTGTCTGATAATAACGATAAAAGTATATGTTCTGGTCTTACTTTTATATCTTCAAAAACTTTGGCTTCAACAGCTGATTTGCTCATAATCTGTTTTACTTTTGGGTAAACTTCTCTATTCATAATTTATAATTAATTTAATTGAATTATTCGCAAAAATACAAATAATTATTTAATTAGTCAATCTTGACTTCTAAGATAAATATTAGTATATTTGTATAAAAAGTAAATAATGAATTCAAATATGATACCAACCTTTCATAAGGTTGAACTGTTGGTTAGAACCATTGTAAACGAAGTAGTTATGCCGTCTTTAACCAAGCTTGAGTTTGAAGATGCCGCTATGGTTATAACTGGTAACTACATGATAATCACCACCAAAGAAACAATCATAGAAACAAATGAGGTGGTTCAAACATCTAAAATATTTCATTTAAATGAAATAAAATCTTATAGAACACATAATAAAAAATAAATAAAATAAAGAAGTATGATTTTAAAAAGAAAAGAAAAAGAAGGTGTGATTAAAGCGATTTATTCATCATCAAACATTTGCGCATCAGTTTATAACACAGTTACAAATGAATTAACAATTATTTTTAGTAACGGTGGTCAATACAAATATACTGATGTTGCTAAAACTGATTACATGCGTTTTGAGACAGCTGATAGCCAAGGTTCAGTATTAAACACTCACATTAAAAAATATACTACTAGTAAATTAGATAACGTAGACACAACTGAAATTTTAAAAGAAGTTGAGCAACTTAAAGACCAAGAAGAACCTCAAGTAACGCCAGATGTTGCGGTTAAAGATATGTTACAAAATATGAGTGATATTATCAGTAACTATTTGAAAAATGGTAATGTGACTACAACATCGTTGGCTGGATTGAAAGATAAAATTTCAACTTTTGAAAAAGTTAAAAATTTAAAACCAGAAATTGTTCATGAATAATCTAGATAAAGCTTATACAGATTTATTAAAAGACATTTTAGAAAATGGTACTCGCAAAGGTGATAGGACTGGAACGGGTACCATTTCTGTCTTTGGGAGACAAATTCGTCATAAAATGAGTGATGGTTTCCCTCTTCTTACAACAAAGAAGATGTATATGAAAGGTATTGTAACTGAACTATTATGGTTCTTACGTGGTGACACCAACATCAAATATCTTGTTGATAACAATTGTCATATTTGGGATGGTGATGCGTATAAAGCATATCAAAGAGGATTCAAAGAAAAACATTATCTAAAACCTACATCAACAAAAGAAGAATTCATCCACAAAATTAAAACAGATGTAGATTTTGCTGAGAAGTGGGGTGATTTAGGTCCAGTGTACGGAAAGCAATGGAGAAGTTGGGGTGGTATAGATACAGACTCATTTTTAAATACAGATAATATTGAAGACCCATTATTAGGGGGAAGAGGTTTATTTTTTAAAGAATATGAGATAGACCAAATCGCAAACCTAATCCGTGACCTTAAAACAAACCCAGATTCAAGACGTTTGATGGTGTCAGCGTGGAATCCAGCCGATTTACCTATTACCGATTATCGAACAGATGATGAACTTTATAATGATTATTTAAAAGATATTGAGTAGTTTTTAATTTTATTATATATTTATAATAAAAGGAGGTAATATCATTATGGTTATTTATAAAACGACAAATTTAATTAATGGGAAATTTTATATCGGTAAAGATAAACACAATAACCCAAACTATCTAGGTTCTGGTAAAATTTTGAACCAAGCTATATCAAAATATGGTAAAGCAAATTTCAAAAAAGAAATACTAGAAGAATGTGAAGATTATAATGTTTGGTTAGAACGAGAAAAATATTGGATTAAAGAATTATCAGCGACTACCTATGGTTATAACATAGCAGAAGGTGGGTTAGGTGGTGATACAATATCAAATCATCCAAGAAAATATGATATTGGAAAGAAACACTCTGAATGGATGGAAGAAAATAATCCAACTAGAGGTAGAGTTAGAACTAAAGATGAAATTGATATGTGGAGACAAACTTATGGCGATAAGTCAGTAGGTTCTAATAATTCAATGTTTGGAAAAACTCATTCAACTGAAACTAAACAATTACAATCTGAAATTCGTAAGGATTGGCACCATAATTTATCCATCGAAGAACGTGAATTAATAAATAAAAAAATAAGTGAAGCAAATAAAGGTAAAGATGGTTATTGGTTAGGAAAAACTAATGAAAAACATTCTGAATGGATGAAGGAGAATAATCCATTTAAAGGAAAAACACATACAGTTGAAGTTAGGGATATGTTAAGTAAGATTAATTCTAAACCTAAAAGTGAAGAACATAAGAATAATATTAGTAATAATTCACCTAATAATAAAATATGTGTTATCGAAGGAGTCACATATCGTAGTGTTGCTGAAGCCGCTAGACAATTAAATTTATCAGAAAATACCGTAAGAGGTAGAGTTAAAAATAAAAATTTTAAAAATTGGAGTTATGAATAAAAGAGTTTATAAAGAATGGGAAGAAATTTATCCACTAACCTTAGTTAATTTACGTTTTGGTGGGTATATTGTGTTTAACGCTGAAGAAGATTCTGGGTTTGTGCAATCAGTAAATACTGAAGAAGTTTGTTATGAATTAAATGATTGGTTAGAAAGAGAAGTTGACCCGTGCCTATATGGTGTAGGTAAGACCATTATGGAAGCAATGAATAATTTATTAGAAAAAATGAATAGTTATGGAAACTAAAAAATTAACAAAAGAAGAGTTTTTAGAGAAATTAAAAACAGATAAAGAATTTTATAAAAAATATGGTAGAAAAAATATAACTGAAGGTAAACAAGTACTTCCACCTTGTCATTATTCGTGGCAAGTTTATACACGAGAGTTGAGCCAAGAAGAAAGATACAATTGGTATATAAAAACAAATAATAAAAATGTTAGTAGGAGTAGTAATCAGTTTGATATGGATGATATATTAAACACCAATAATATCCCTAAACGAGCAATCTCATTAATGTGGAATCAACGTTCAGTAGATACATTCTTAGGTTTACCATTCAATATTGCATCTTATGGGTTGTTATTGGAAATAATTGCTAAAGCAGTTAATATGGTGCCAGATGAATTAATTGGTAATTTAGGTGATACACACTTATATTCAAATCATGTTGAACAAGCAAGAGAACAGATTTTTAGAGAACCATATTCATTACCTAATTTGGTCTTTGGTAAAACAGATGAGTTTTTTAAATCATTGGGTGAAGATTTAAGTTTAATAACACATTTGGATAACACTGATTTTGTTATTGAGAATTATCAATCACACCCAACAATAAAAGCACCATTATCAAATTAAAAATAAATTTATATGCCAGAAAGAAGTGATAATTATAGCGACTTAACACCTCATCACAGAAGAAGAAAAAAGGTTAACGTTAGATTTCCAAACGAATCTTTTTTTGAAGAAATTGAGGTTAACATGAGTGAATTCAAACCAACAACTGAATTTGATGATGAAGTATTTGGATGGTATGGTGATATATACATATCAATAAAGAAAGACAAATAAAAAGCACCCAAAAGGTGCTTTTTTTATTTTTATACAATATTTATTAATAAATAAAATAAAATGGCAAAAATAAATGAAGTACATAGTGTAATAGTACCAGCTAATGCTCCGAATTTAACTGCGCATACCTATTCTGAAATATATGGTGGCTCTACTGGTTGTTCTATAGTTATTAATGGTGTTTCACTAAACATGGGTAGTTCATCTAGTATTTTTATTAACGTTGGTAGCGTTAGTGGTGGTACTGGTTGTTACTTATTAGGTGTAAATAAAGATGTACATTTAGGTAGCACATCTTTTATGTAAAAAATATAATTTAAACATATGAAAAATAAAATTTTAATTAATCCAATTGGTCTTAAAGGTAATGAATTACATGAACGCCAATTATCTCTTATGGGTATTAAACCTATAAATGAAAACGAAAATAAAAGCAATCATGCTGTTGAATTAACTAAAATTGGTCCAGACGGTAACGCATATGCAATCGTTAGAGAAAACCATGAATATTATATTAAAAAAACTTCTAAAACTACTGGTTTAGTGTTGGAAGATTTTAAATATATTGGTGGTTTACAAAACAAAAAAGATGAGTCTTACCCATCTTATGCAAAAGCTATCAAGCAATTAAATTTAAAATTCAAATCGTTGGCTGAATCATTCAATAGAGGTGGTGATATCAATGTATTTGAAGATGATAATTTATTAGAACACCACCCATTGAAAGCTGATATGACACTTTCAGCTACAAAAGGTATTGGTGATAATCAAGAATATGTTGTTGATAAAGCTGGTACTCCATTAACAAACAAAGCTAAAGAAGGTAAAGCTGAAGGTCAATTTGGCGACAACGTTGCTGATAAAGACGTTGATGATGAATTTGAAAAAGTTAAAGTTAGTGAAGGGTTTGCTGGGTATGGTTTTCAACAAGAAGGTATGTTTGGTAATGACATGGAAATGACTGAAGAAGAAATGGCTATTCAAGAAATAATGGATAGAATGGCAGAAGAAGAAAAAGAAATGTCAAATAAACAAAAAGATTTAGCAGCTTTAGGTGGTGACCCACATAAAATTGATGGACCAGATTTTGCTGCATTAAGAGCTGGAGCTAAGTTAGAAGAAGATATGGCTTTAGCACCTAGTAAATCTGACCCAGAGTGGGCGTTAACACAAACATTAAAATTTTATCAAGATTTATATGATATGGCACCTAATGAAGGTTTATTATCTTTATTAAATGATACAGAAGCTAAATTAGCTGAATTAAGACAAAAATTAGGTGCAGATACTGTTTCAACTAAAAGCGATGTTGGGCCATATGGACATAGTTTAGAAGAAACTATTGAGGAATCAATCAAAAGATTAGATACTTTACTAGAAGGTGAATTAAAAAAAAAAGTAACAACGTTAACAAAAAAGAAGTAAACGAAGTAAAATATAAGCTGAAAGTTGATGCTCCAGCCCCAGCGGCTCAAGCACCTACTCCAGCTGAACCAACTACAGAACCAGCTGATGAAGCTGGTTTTGGCGATTTTGGTGATGACGAATTTGATTTTGGTGATGATACTGAACAACCAAAAGATGATAAACCATTCGATGATGAAAAATTTGATGCTGGTGTTGAAGCTAATGAGGAAACTGACCCAGAAAAGTTTATACAACAACTTGCTGGTAAGTTAGGTCAATCATTAAGAGATTTAACAGAGAAAAAAGGTAGCCCAGATTTTGAGTTAGAGAAGTTTGCTATTAATTCAGTTATTTCAGCAACACATACTTCTGAAATGGACGAAGAAGATAAAAATGATATAATCAAAAAAATTAATAGTTCCATCGATGATTCTGGCGATTTTGGCGACTTCGGTGGTGGCGATAGTGGTGATGATTCAAATGATAATTTTGGCGATGAAGAAGAATTACAAGAAGGTAAATTCTTATTAGATAAAAACGAAATTAAAAGAAGTAGTTTATTCGCACCAAAAGGTAGTAAAGAAGCTGAATTTAAACATGATGATAATATAAATGAAGAATCTAAAGGTTTATGGGCTAATATACACGCTAAAAGAAAAAGAGGTGAAGCACCAGCAAAAAAAGGTGATGAAGATTATCCAGATAAAAAACAATGGGACAGATTGACAAAAGAAAACGAAGAAGAGGGTTCTCCGACTAGATATATGTTCTTTAGCAATTTAGAACAAATCAGAAGACAAGCTGGTTTATTATTAGATTTAGATGAAGATAAAATTGAAGCGATTTTAAATAGCGGTCATGATTGGGCTGCTGACCATATAGCAACAGCAAAAGAAAGTTTTGACCAAGTATTCGATTTCTTAATGAATGAAACTAAAAGTGGTGATGCATGGAAGTCTGTTGATATTGAAGACCATGAAGATTATAATTCAGAATGGTCAAAACCTATGCAAGTATCTTCTGATATCCCAGTTTCAAGCGATTTAGCTTACCATATTCAAAACGAAATTGCGTTAGGTGAATCAGTATTTAGATATGGTTCAGATAAGTTCATGGCGTTGCTTAAAGAAGTTAAATCATTATATAGTAAAGGGTTAATAACATTAAATGAAAATGATGCATTTATTGTAAACGATTTTGATTTAGGTTATCTACAAGTTGGTAATGATAAAATTAAAATGAACTTTATTTTTGAAGAGGTTAATGATGAATTGTTAAATGAGGCTGAATACCAAGGTAAAAAAGTTGAAATAGGTAAACCAAAAAGAGGTGGTTCTAAAAAATTCTATGTTTATGTAAAAAACCCTAAAACTGGTAAAGTTAAAAAAGTATCATTTGGTGCTAAATCTGGTGGTGGTAATTTAGCGGTTAAATTAAAAGACCCTAAAGCTAGAAAAGCGTTTGCTGATAGACATAATTGTGAACAAAAAAATGATAAAACAAAAGCTGGATACTGGGCTTGTCGTTTACCAAGATACGCTAAATTATTAGGTTTATCTGGTGGCGGTAAATGGTGGTAAAAAAATAAAATTATGGGAAAAAAACCTTATATAGAAACTAGAAAAGGAAACGTAATCAATCGTGTTTTTGATGCCAATGTTAATGAATCTGAATTAACATGGCATCGAGACCGAGAAGATAGGTTAGTTACGATATTGAATGAAAATGATTGGATGATTCAATTTGATAATGAATTACCTAAAAAATTAAACGTTAATGAAAGTATTATTATACCCAAAAATACTTATCATAGAGTTATAAAAGGTAAAAACGAATTAAAAATTAAAATTGTTGAAGGTGATATAAAAGACTTGAAACTTTTAGAAAAAAATAGTAAATTAGATAAAAACTATTTAGCTATGAAATTACACGAAACATTTCACAATTCAGAACCAATGGTTGAACCACAAGTAAAACCAAAGGTTGAACCTAAACCAAATGAAGTTC